ATAACTACTGGTGTCATAACAGGAAGCGGAATCATCACGCTTTCACTCTTAAAGAAAACTATCAAGGGGTTCAGATAATTTATGCTTGTTGTCAGTACAAAAGACCTAGAGAGAGCCTTCAAAGAATTAGAAAAGATCCCTGAAGCGGCTCCTAAGGCTATATCCGCTGCGATTAATAAAGGGGTAGATAAAGCTCATGACTCTATCATAAGTCATGTTACCGCTGTCTATAATTTGCGCCCAGCCTTAGTAAAAGAATACCTGGAAAAGTATAAAGCGACTAAAGGAGATTTAGTTGGGTCTGTAGTTTCTGAAGCACCGCACATGCCTTGGCGTGAATTCGGGTTAGGCCCTTTGATGTGGTTTACAAATCGCTTTGGGAATCCGGCAGTTACTAATCATCCTTATCCTGTTCATGTTCGTATACGGAGATCTAGAACATTTCCGCACAGCATTTTCATAGCCAAACATACCGGAGAAGACTGGTTTAACGCTTACATACGAGGAGACGAGAAAAAGCGGCTTCAGCCTGAACAATACCCAATCAGGAACATGATGACTATAGGTGTTTCCGAAATGATGATGTCTAAAGCGGTTCTGCCAGGCATAAAGAAGGATGTGTACGATACCACGACTCAAGAGTTATCCAAACAAATCAATTCGTTCTTAAGCAAAGGGAAATTGACATGAAGTCCACTGGACGTGAAGTCAATCGCGTTCATTGAAGAAGTACTCGTCAGAAAAATTGAAGAGTGGACTAAGGATGTAGTGTTGTTCACGGGGGAAAAGAATCTACAGGGAGAGAAGTTAACGGCTACACCCGATGTTCACCGAGGGTTTCTCCCTATCCGGATGACCGGTCAAATCGATGAGAGTTTACCTAAGTCTTTCCCCAGTATAACTGTTCAGACAGCCAGGGGACACCACGACTTTAAGGCTGGGCAATCTGAAGTCCGAATATTAATCGCTTGTTGGGACGATTCAGACGATCGTTCAGGTTACCAAGATGTCGTTAACTTGGTCCAGATACTCATTACGAATCTCTACACTGAACGTATCATCGGAGATGACTTTCCGATGGCTGGACCGGTTAGTTGGGAGCTCCAACAAGGGACTGAACTAGCCCCGATGTTCTTCGGTATGTTGACAGTCACACTGGATATAGCAACACCCTCACCACGCTTTGACGCTCTACTTACGGGGGCAATCGACGAATTATGAAAGAATTGAAAGAATTGAAAGATATTAAAAGGGAAGAACCGAAAACTGTTGTTTATGTCGGTCCCAACGTCGGGGCTGTGCTTAGGAAATTCTCTGTATTCAGGAACGGTCTTCCAGACACGTTGACACCGTTACTAAAAGAGAAGCCGGCGTTATCGGATCTGTTTGTTGATGTGGATCAATTGCCCCAGGTAACTAAGGATCTAGAAGACTCCGACTCGGTGATTTCAATTTTATATAGCTCTATCGACGTTTGACAAAGGTTAATTAAACATGGCTAGTACAAATTTTAAAAGTGGCGCTACGTGGTCTTCTGAGCCGACTCCGATTAAGACCGCAATTGAAACCGATAGAGTTATTGTTTCAATCGGCACAGCGCCAGTCCATCGGCTCCCTGGTGGTGCATCTCAGGTTAATAAGCTAATCCTCATCGATAGCCTGGCCACAGCAGCAAAAACAGTGGGTCTTTCCAAGAGATATAATGATTTCACTCTGAGCCATGTGATCCAAAATGCGTTTGCTTCATACGGCATTAAGCCATTGGTATTAATCAATGTTCTTGACCCGAATATTCATTACAAAACTGTAGCTCCTGCACCTAAATCGGTTGTTTCTGGTCAGATCATTATCACAGGCGAAGACGACGTAATTTACGATTCTGTTGTAATTAAGAGTATTTCGGGAGACAAGACGTTCACTCTTGGAACTGATTACCTGCTTTCTTACGATAAAGATGAGAACCTGGTAATTACTCTACTGAAGACCGGTGGAGCAGCTAAAGAAAAATCGCTGAGTGTCGGCTACGATAAGATTAATCCTTCGGCTGTTACCGATGCAGATATAATCGGTGGGTATGATGCTAACACAGATACTTATACAGGCTTAGAGTTGATTGATTTTATCCCTAGTGAACTAAAGGTTCTGCCGGATTACATTCTTGTCCCTGGGCGAAGCTCCGCAACAGTATTGGCAGTTGCAAATACTAAGGCACAACTGATTGAGGGGCGGTTCCGTTGTAAAAGTGTCGTAGACCTAGACACTAGTGTTGTAAAAACTTTATCGGATACCCTGCCTGCTTTAAATAACAACAATATTTTAGATCCTCGACAACTTGTTTGTTGGCCTAATGCCATCGTCGATGGACAGAGAGACTATCTGTCTACCCATTTAGCGTGTAGATCAAAGCAAATCGATACAGATAACGATGGGTTTCCTTACGAATCGCCTTCTAACAAGCTGATAAATATTCAAGGACTCTGCCTTGCCGATGGTACACCGGTTAAGCTCAATAAAACCCAAACTGATTACCTAAGGAGTATCGGGGTTATTTCAGCGTGCAACGATCAAGGTTGGAGACTGCAAGGAAATAGGACTGCTGCTCAGACGGTTAGTAATGATATCAAAGATGTATTTATACCCGCCGGTCGAGTAATCGATTGGATTGGGAACATGGCTGCGATTATGGCTGGGTTACTAGCTGATAGGCCAGGTAACCGCAGACTCATTGAAAGTCACACAGACTCTTTCCAACTCATCCTCAACTCCAAGTTGGCTCGTGGGTATACACTCGGAGGAAGAATCGAGTTCCCGAGAGATAGAAACCCCGATGAAAACCTAATGAAGGGACTTTACACATTCTTGATCAGTGTGGGTCCAGTGCTCCCAGCAGAACGAATACACCACATCTTAGTTGTCGATGTGAACTACTTTAAAACTCTCACCAGGTAAATAATTATGGCTCTTCTACCAGCAAAAGTTATAGACGGGGCGGTTTATGATAGCGACCGTAATAATATGTTCTTAGGAATTGCCAATGTGGATAATCCGAACCTAGAGAATGTAACTGACGAATTAAAGGGGTTCGGTATGTCCGGAGAAACCGAAGTCTCTTTACCAATAGTAAAGAACATGACTTTTACCATTCATTTTCACACCATTTGTGAAGATTCATACAGTCTCTTTGAACCCGGTAAGAAACAGATCGAAGTTAGATCAGCTCTTCAGGTTGAAAACACTGAAAGAAAGAGTGGTTTCGAAGATCCAGTTCCCGTCAGATACATATACAGAACCAAGCCAAGAAATTTGAATCTCGGTAAGCTTGACCCGGGATGATCCCAGGATGTAGGTACTGAACTCGGACTTGATGTGTTTATTATGTATCTCAATGGAAAACGTGTTATCGAGATCGATATCTTAAACGGTAAATATCAAATCGGTGATAAAGATTATAGAGCCCCTATCAACGATGCTTTAGGAATTTCTTAATTTCCTCGTCTTCTCAAGGAGGGTTCACGCCCGTAGAGTCTATGCCATTCTCTCTCCGGAATAGAAAAAGCCGTGTGTCTTAGTTGACACGCGGCTTTTTGTTATGACTGAACTGAGTGAACTTAATAAATACACTTTACTTAAGCCTTTTGAGCTTAACGGAAAACAAGTTACAGAGCTTGTCTTGGATATGAACGCTATTAGCACCGAGGAATTTCTATCGGCTATCGATGAAGCTGAGAATATCCCTAATACCACCCCTTCTCGTAAAGAAGCTCTTTTTCCGTTCGTGTTACTCGCAAAAATGAACGGTATGATCTTCTATGATTTAGTTTCGCGCCTAAGAGGCGGAGATGCAGTTGTTATCATTAGGAGTATCAAAAGTTTTTTGTGATCTATGGTCTAATAGACTATAGCCCTCATACTTGTATTGGTTTTAAGCCTGCAAAACGCAGGCTTAGGCAGGCTCTCTTATCTATCGCTGATAATTACAGAAGCATAGAGTACTGGACAAACCTGACCATCCCCAAACTATCGGAATGGTTGGATGACATTAGAGATTTGCAGAAGAAGCAGGAGGAAGAGTGCCGGAACAAAGAAAATTCAAAGCGTCAATCGAGATCGGCGGGAACGTAGATTCAAGCCTTAGATCTACATTTCGGCAAATCGCCCAAGCGGTTAAGGGAATAGAGGGAACTGTTCTTTCTACGAACAAACAGCTTAGTTCTATAAGGGAACAGTTTACTTATCTTAGCAGGCAGGTTAAATTGACAAACCTACACGTCGCCTCTGTAGGTAGACAGTTTGGCTATGTAAAAAGGAATATTGATGCTGCAATCAGGCATACTAGCTCTTTAAAAGGACAGTTCGGTTCCCTAGAGCACAAATCCGTTGGTTCAGTCAATAGGATAAGGCATTCATTCGATCAGCTGAGGCATTCCACTGATCGGGCGGGACACTCAATTCATGCGGCCCTTTCCCCTCTAAGGGGGGTTGGCTCTATTCTGGGAGGAATTGGAGGAGGGATTGGCTCTATTGTTGGAGGGATCGTCTCTTTAACCGGTATTTCCACGTTGCTAGCCGGTGGCTTTGCAGCGTTCGAGGGAGCTAGAATGCTCAACTTCAGTTCCCATGTTTGGGCCGATCGAGAATCGTTGCAGAACCAGATGAAGACGATTCTTTCTGCTCAGGGGAAGGGTGGCCAAGCGGAGTCATTCTTCTCGATGATCAGGAATCTCAGTGGGAACGACGCTCCTATTCGGTTCGAGCCTGCTATGAGGACCGCTAACCAGCTTTTAGCTGCGGATCCAGTAAAGTTCGGTTCAGTGAAG